ACCGCAGAGCCGTTGATTGCGATGTTGGTGTCCGTTACCCCAGTGACCTGCCCTTGAGCATTAACAGCAAACACAGGAACCACAGAAGCAGAACCGTATGTGGCCGCTGTCACCGCCGTGTTGGTGATACTAAATTGCGTACCAGAGAGTGTTAAACCTGTTCCGGCGGTGTACAGCGTAGAGTCGCTAATCTGAACAAACGTAATGGCCGTTGTGCCAAAAGTAATGGTTCCAACAGTGTTGCAGACATAAGTTTCACCAGCGCCTGTATTACCGTTGGTAACAAAGAACGCATCACCCTGACCCAATGAGTTGGGGTTAGATGGAGAGTAAGTATCTGCGTCAGTAGCTCGGGTCAGCACCCAGTTTGTAGAGCCGTCACCTACGGTGGTAAGCGTGTAAACACCATTTTGGAATGCGCTTGTCTGGTTATATACCAGCACTCGACTGTTAATTGGTACAGCAATGCCGTCAGCGGTAAATGCCGCTTGAGCGCCAGCATTGGTCAACGTAGCGCCAACACCAACACCTGCTCCGCCGGGCTGGTTATAGGTAGCGTTTAAATTGCCCGTTGAATCTGGAACTTCTACGTACACTGGAGTGTGATAGTGCAGGCTGGCGGCGGCTATCGTGTCTACGTATGTTTTGTTAACAAGGTCTGTACCAGATGCTGGTGTCGTGCTGATCGTGCCTGTTGTCAGAGCCGCAGAAGTTGCGGTAATTGCGCCAAAAGATTGTTGGGCAACCACACCTGCGGTATCTGTCCATACCGCATTCTCAGACGGGTATGTGACAAACACATCTACCGCGCCAGTAAAGTTGACCAAGGCTCCGCCAGCAGAAGAAGAGAGCGGTGTGGCGTTACGACTTAATGTTGTACCAGACGATGTGTAAGTACCGTAGTTAACTTCCCAAGCGCCAGAAACAGGATCAGTAATTGCAAAATAAGTAACGTTTCCGTTACCAATGGCTGAAAAAGCTTGGAACCCTGCTGCGGTTGCACCCAGAGTAATCGTGCCTGTACCCGGTGCGGCGGCACTCTGTTTGACGCGATCTTTTAAAACAATAGCCATTTTGAATCCTTACGACGGTACGTCGTTCCAGCCGGGGTTAGATGGGTTTGAAATCAAAATCCAATCTGTACTTTGTGTAGCAACGATATTTTGCCAGTTTGGATCTTGGTTGTCATTCACTTGCGACCAAATTAGTACATTTCCTATGGACACTACAAGCTGTATGCCAGTGACAGAAACATTGGCGGTTTTTACCACCGTTAAATTATCAGCTGCCGCAACAAATTCTTGGATGGTTCCCGAGAATAATACCTGAACTGCGTACGCGCTCGCGGCGCTTGCCTGCTCTGAAACAGCCGCGGATGTATTGAGTGCCGCCTGCGACGCATCTGCCGCACTTGCAGCCTCAGCCATTGCCGCTACAAAATTGGCTGTAGAGCTAGCGGTATCGTATATTCCGGCGGCTTCTTGGACTGCGGCTACAAATGCTGCCTGCGACGTGAATACGGCACTAGCTTCTACGCCTTCAATAATAGACGCAGCAAACGCAACCTGTAAACTAGACGTGTCGGCAGCGGAAGCTGTTTCCGAAACCTCCGCCAGCAATAGCAATCCCGCCAACAGCGCGTCTACCGCGCTAGCAGTTTCCGAGATGTTGCCTACAAAATCAGCACTTCCTACAAAAGCTGCGGAGCCGGAAGCTGTCTCCGATCTAGAGCCAACAAAGTCTGTCTGTGAAAAATACTGATCGGCTGTGCTGACAGCGTCGTTCAGGTCAACACTGAAATTGTTGTTCAGCGTATCAAACTGTTCGGCAATAGAAGCCGCTTCACTACTTGACGCCACCAAAGCCGCAATTACCGTTTGGGTTGCTGCGGCTGCTGCGCTTTCATCAATCAAGCCACCTGCGGTGAAGATTTGATCGGATGTTTCTGTTGCCGAACCTGTTTCCGAAACGGAGACAGCAAACGCGTTGCCTCCCAAAGAAGCAAACGGTGCTTGGGCAAACGTTACATCCCCGAACATACCTTATCAGGTCGCGGTCAGAGAGAATGTGTAAGTGACGTTCAGAGTATCGCCAGATGCAACAGACTTGTCGCCACCGGTGAAGTCGCCAGCAGAGAACAAAACGCCTGAGGTGCCAGAGGCAGCATTACACAAGAATGCGCCAGCAATCGTAGCTGTGCCAGTCATTGTGAACGAGGAAGGCGATGCAGAGTTTGTAACTACCGATGGGTTAGCTGTAGTAGCTGAGCCAAAAGTAACGCTCTTACGGTTACCTGAGTAGTCTGTGTTTTCAGTCCAGCCGCCAGAACCTGTAGAGCCGTGAGAAGCTAAAGTATCAGTGGCTGAATAAGTTGTACCTGAGCCGGGGCCGGTTACCAAACCTAAGTACCAAGTAACAGATTGCGAACCAGACACAAAATAAACGCTATTCATGTTGGCCAAACCACCGTTCATCACGAGGTTGTGGAAAGTGTCAGACCACTTCTCAACGCCATCGGGTCCTACACAAGTAACTGTGTAAACACCGCCAGCACCGACCATATCGCCGGCTGTTGGGTTTGTAATTAAGCCTGCTGACACTTGGTCTTTAGCTGCACTGTATTCCATGATGAGTCCTTAAGAAATGCGCACGATGGCGCTATTGGCATCGGCTGTTGGGAAAGTGATTTGGAAGGTGTCATTGCTGACGGTTTTATCTGAACCAAAGTCCAAAACTGCGACTGACTTATCGCCCTGAGTAGAGTTATAAATCAAAGCACCTCGGCACGTAAATGATACGTTGTTCCAAGTAGAAGTACTAAACGAAACATACGCCGTTGGGATGTTTGCTGAGTTATTGCCGGATGATGGTGACGGATTGATTACCAACACATTACCACCAGCGGTGTAGTTTGTCCCAACACTAGACACCTCGCCTGAGGTCGTGTAAACGGTTGTTCCTACACCCAAATCTGCAGCTGCGGTGTACAGCGCGATCTTGAAAGTATTTGGCGACGTTGGTCCAAAGTTATGGACCCCTTGCAGAAGTTGTACTTTGAAGCTGGTCGTTGCGGTTTGCAGAATACTCATGATACAGCGGTCCTTACTTGACCATCACGATAAGCATCCATACGTTGCTTACCATCAGCCAGATTTTTATACAAGGCAATAGCTTGAACGTAGCGCTCTTGCGCAACTGCCAGCATGTCGCCTTCGCCCTTCATGTAAACAAGAGCTTCACAAATTGTGCCGTACAACAACGTAGAGTCAAAGTTATCACCAAGCCAAGTCGTGCCAACATCAACAATGGACTCTGGGTAATAGTAATAATGTAGTTCAACGTTGTAGTTGGCGTCCGGTGTGGGGCCGAGAATAAACGACAACTCATTCACATTGCTTGATTGTGGGCCAAAGATTGCGTAATGCTTTGGCTTGCCTTGCGTGGTTTGGTTTGGGTATGCCTCACGAATAAAGTTTACGTCTTTATTCAGCAAGTACAAGAAATCACCGCCAGCGGCTGGGTAGACAGCAATCGAGTACGTTGACAAAAAGTCAGTGGGGGCACTCAAGTACTTATTGCCAGCCGTCAACGAGCCTGTCACATTCTTTCGCAAGTTTGCGGGCTGTGCAGTGTTGTAAATGCGCTGCTCCGCCTGACGGATAAAAATATCCATGTCAGTTGTTGGGAAAGAATTTTCGCAGTAATCGCTTACCGCAACGACAAGCTCAGCGTAGTTCATGCCATTGGGCCTCGTGCCATCACGCCTTTAGTAGCTGCGCCAGTACCACGGATTTTGATGCCGCTGGTCTTAGTTGGCTCATCGCCAGCTGACTTGCTGATAGCACCAATGCTCACGTCGTAAGTGTCGAGCTTGCTACGGTTTGGCTCTTTGCCGGGGTTGGTAGAAGCTTTCACTTCCTTGCCGCTCATTGTGTGTGGCTTGGCATAGACCTTGGCGTCGCCAACTTCTTTACCCATTAATTTTTTACTAAAGGTAGCCATTTAAGCCTCACTTTTGGTTGTTTGCACGGGCCATGTTGCGGCCAACTGCGCGCATGGCTTGGCCAGTCACACCTTTGGTCTTCTTACCACCCATGGTTTCTTTAACTGTAGGGCCGCTATCACCAAGGTTTTTACCCTTAGTTTTACCTTTTTTAGCGATGCCGTCTGCTGATCGTGTGAATGCCATTTTAAGCTCCTATTTGTATCGTTACTGTACCAACTTGTACGACTAATGCCAAGTAGTTTGGCGTTAATAAATTATCGTTGTGGCTAGAACCACCAACCGGTGCCCAGCCCCATTGAATATCTCGTGACCCACCAGACACATATCCGTTGACGTTAACCCCAGAAGTCACATACGTGGTGTCCTTGCGTGGGTTACGCAAAGCCTGTGGGTCATCAACTGGAAACGTTCCAAGCATCAACTGTGGCTGATCCGGATCCCAGCACTCTGGGCACACCAACAGCTCATACTTCCGCTGCTTAATGATCTCGGTCTTAAGCTTTTTCAGTTGGTACTGCTGGCCACAGCGATCACATTCAGCAATCGCTATTTTGCCGGATGCGAACCGATTACCCATTAGTAGCCCCCGCCACTTCCGATAAACATCTGTCTGGGAACAAACCTGACTGCGGCTTTCTCGCGGTCTTCGCCAGCTGCAATTTCGAATGTTTCATCATACATGCGCTTGAGCATCTCAACACGCGGCATCAGCTCGGGAACTTTTATGGCGATATGGTACGCCAAACCAGCAACCAAGCAGGGTAGGAAACGGAAGTTCATGTCGGCTGTCTCAGCGCCAGCGCCAGCATCTTGGACACGACGCAGTCTCCAGTATACGAACTGATAGGGCGTAGTGTTGTCAGGTGTTGGCCAAACGGTTACGGCTGGAAGCTGGGGCACATACACGGCAGTGCTGATTAGGTGCGACGCTGCGGTTGTGTTGTTTTGCCCACGGAACACACCGCCCAGAGTATTCCCTGTGACGTATGTGTAGTAAATATCTTCGGTATCCAAGCGGATAAACCCAGATCCGGCTAGCCCAACCACCGAGTTAAGCGTGATCGTTGTGTCTGTGGAGTTGATGGCTGCCGCCAAGATCGAACTCGTTGGGTTAACTTCGCCAGAAAGCCTTTGCACCCAGACTTGAATTGGGCGAGCTTGGCTAAGCTTGTTTGGAATAGTTGCATAAGTAGAGACGCTAATGCGTGAAATGGTTAAGTCCGCCTGCGTTGAGGAGGTGTTCTGACCCGTACGGATCACATGCTCCAGCAGATCAATCGTGTCAGTTGGCAGTGCGTATGTAGCCAAACCGGGAGTCAGGTTAATAACACCCTGCTCCATGGTCCACATGTTGATACCCTTAGACTGCCACTCGATGGTCATCAGGTTCATGGATCTGCGTGCGGTACGCAAATCATAACCTGTACGCATCTCCCGGCCAGCCCTCTCCCACGCTTCCTCGGCGATCTCCGTGAAGTCCATGTTGAAGAGGGTGGTTCCGGTAGTGGTCATCTAAATCCTGCCGTTTTCTTTGCAATAGTTTTTGGTTGCGCCACGAACTGTTTTCCTGCCGCCTTGCCTGCGCGTTTAGCGCGGGTTGTAGCTGCATATTCTGATGGAGACAAAGACTTAATGGCTTTCTCAGGCAAATACCGCTCCCCCGTCTTACTTGACGGTTTGCCAGACTTAGTGCGCCATTTCTGGTCGCCCCAATCCTTGAGCGATTTCTGAGGAGCTTTCAATCTCTGTACCCCCCACCAGCTTCTTTGTACTTCTTAGCAACAAGTTGTGCTTTACGTGCCGACCACTGGCCTGCGCCTGTACCGTGAGTAGCTGCGGCTTTTACCTGAGACACAATCTTCTTACGAAGACCGGGCTTAGTGTAGTTACCTGCCTCGTTGACTTTACCACCTTCAGCATACTGCGTGAAGTCAGTATCATCCCGACGTGCTTTTTTCACACCGCCGGGCATTTTAGAGGGGCGAATAGCCCCCATTCCACGGCTTGCCATCATGATTTAGCACTTGCCGCCGTAGTTCATTTTGACCATGGTACGTTTGGTTTTGCCTTTAACAGCAATGCCGTCAGGTGTCTGACCAGTCTTTACAGCGCCCATCTTAGATGGA